ATTTGCCGGCTTGGAAGATCCACCGATCCAGAACACCTTTACAGCGTCTGGGCGGGTCTCGAGACCGGTAACTACGTCGACAGCATCGATATTTCCGCCGCCCCCCGAGCCTCCGCCGCCTTCAGCGATAGCCGCTTGGACTTCCGCCGAATCAGCGATAGCCTGGCGGACTAGCGGAGGGAAGTTACCGCCCGCGTCAACCGCGGGATAGATATCGTATGGCATTACTCCTCCAAATCGTAGAGACCGTCTTCAGCAGTCTCAACCAGACGCGTTTCGGGCGAAGCGATATACAGACCATCAGTTTCGCCGAGCATAACATCGCTTCCAATACCCTCAACGAGCTGAGCCATACCGGTTTCGGAATCTTCCACAATGAGGAAGTGCCCCGGAAGCACCGTGTCGTAAAGTGTGATGATATCCTGAGGCGTCATGAACTGAGGATTCTGGAACGATGTTCCATACAACGTCTGCTCAATCAGCTTCAGCATAAGCGGACTGATTCGTCGAGAATCAATCGAAATATGGGCTAGAGGCCTAATCCCCGGCGCAACAGCGATAGGGGTTGTGGTGAAGTTCCAAGAAAACGCCATCGGCTCGGGTGTATCCCCAAGTGAATCGTAGGACTTCTCGGAGGGTGCTGCAAGGGCGTTGTAGATCAGATGCAACCTGTATCCGTCGTCAACGCCGTTGATATCGTCACCGAGTCGAGTTCGATAACTAAGACCGAACGACTTTCTAAACTGCTGGTGCATTAGAACACCGTCGTAAAGAGAAGCCGTGCCGTCAAACTCCTCAAACTCATCGGGGTATGTAAAAGCCTCGATCGTTCCAGAGTACTCTTCGGTGGATGGAACGTTGAGGAACTTAACCCCGTCGATGTAGTAAGGCTTGGGTTCTCCTCCAGAAGGAGCAGCCTTTACCGAGGTTAGTCCGTTCCAAGCAACACCGGTGCTGCTATCTGGATACAACACGCCACGATCGAGACCGGCTTCGAAATGCCTCTCTCCGGGCTGGTTCCAGGTGAGTTGAACCATCTCGAATTCCTCCTTCCATCGAGGCTTAACCCTTGGTGTTCAGTTGAGCCTTGCGCTGCGCGTTAAGTTCTCGGTTGCGCTGGGCAAGTTCACGCTTGCTCATCTTCTTAGACGGCGAGTTCTTCTGGTTACAGACCTTGATAAGGGTGAACAGACGATTCAGATGCCAGTTCTCACACTCAAACGGAATGTTCAGAGTGACCATCCAGTAGTAGATGAGCTCGGTGGTGATGATTTCTCGGCTAGGAGGACCTGACTTATCTCTAAACCAGGTAGCGGTCATCTTAGCTTCGATGTACTTGTTAACCTGCTCGAAATGAGCGTCGGTAAGTCTGGTGTAAACCTCTGGGGGTACATCCGGCGTCAAAGTCATTGCCTGAATGTACCCGATGGTTTCTGCGAGAGTCTTCTTTTCGTTGCCGAGGAACGGCTTCTCCCAAGTTGACTCCCATTTTGAAAGGGAAACTAGAGAGTGCTCAAGCTCCAGCACGACACCTTCTCGAGGTACAAACTCGGAGTTGGCTTCGTCGAAGAATTCGCCACCGGCGATGATTAACTTGAGCACTCTCTAGCTCCTTTCTAGATTGGATCAGGGCGTGTACTCGAACAGCCAGTCGTCGTCCGTGACCTCCGGGAACCGGTGACCAGGGGTCGGCTCAGCCTTGACCACGACATCGCCCGTGAGAGCGGTCATGGTGAAGGTGCCCGTGACGACCGTGCCGTCGACGCTGTACGCAACGCCGGTGACCGTCGGGATGGTGATGACGTTACCCACGGCGGTGGGCTCGGTCGGGGTAACCTCGTCGACCGTACCCGTGAAGAAGCCGATGACCTCAGCCGGGAGCGGGAGACGCGGGTCGACACCAACGGTGCCGTAGAGAACCTGCTCGAGCTGAGCAAGCGCGGTCGCGTCGACCTGAGTCGAGTCGATCGTGATGGAAGCGGACGGCTTCAGACCGGGCACCTCGACCGGGGTGGTCGTGATCTCCCAGCTGAACGTGATCGCCTCGGGAGCGTCGTTCACGGTGTTGTACGCCTTCTCCGACGGAGCCGCGAGAGCGCCGTAGATCAGGTGCAGCTTGTAACCGTGGTCCGTGCCCTCGATGTCGTTACCCTTCAGCGTACGGTACGAAAGGCCGAAGACCTTACGCGTCTGCTGACCGACAGCGATACCTGCAGAAGGCGTGGCAGTACCATCGCACTCCGCAAACTCGTCGGGGTAGGTGAACGCCTCGATGGTGCCGCCAAACTCCTCGGCGGAAACCAGGTTGAGGTACTTGATGTTGTCCGCGTACTGAGGCGTGGCCTCGGCACCCGTGGGGCTCTCGGTGACGGCCGTAAGACCGTTCCAGGCGTAGCCAGCGTTGTACACGCCAGCGCCATTCTGCCGGTACAGAACCCCGTGATCGACGCCGGTCTCGTAAGTACGCTCACCGACCTGGTCCCAGGTAATCTGAGTCATTGCTAATTCCCCTTAAAAGTAAAGGTCGAATACGTAGTGGTTAAGTCCACTGGTGGCGAAACCTCGCCGGAAAGTACACATCGGAAGGTCGGCGACCCTCTTTCGAATATCCGTATCCGGATTCCGATCGATGACTGTTACTTGGTAACGGTCGGTGCGAGTGTATGGCTTATTGTCCGCGAACTTGGTATCCGCGAAGTCTAGTGAATAGACAATCGCAGGATATTCCATCGTCACATTAGGTTTCGGCTGGAAATGAACACGCTTGTCGCCTTCAACGAAGGTCTCAAGGAGTGTCTGGAGCTGTAGGCGGGTGCCCATTGTAAACTCCTCCCAGCTTTAGAACGAGGCGTGGGGGTTCGACAGAGACCGTATCGATCGTCCATCGAACCCCCAGCCACATTACATAACTCATGGACATAAAATGTTCGCGGGCATAGGCATCTGCGACGATGCTAATAGAATTAGTTACCGATATATCATTATTGACTTGATCACCGGACTCCAGCTTGCGTCCTGGTCGTATTACGTCCCCACGATATGAATACTCGACAGGAACTAACTCCCAAACACCTGGGCTGGTTTCTACTTGCTCACCTTCACCGAAGCCGATAACGCCGTAGAACTTTGTCATGAGGCGTCCCTAATGGGTCAGGCGTTGTAGACGAACGTCCACTCGTCGTCAGCGTTGGTGGCGAAGTAGTAGCCCGCCGAAGACGGCGAAGCCTGAACGGTTGCCGGCGAGTTGTTCGCCGTCAGGGTGAACTCCCCGTCCACGGGGGTGATCACAGCGCCCGAGTCATCCCGAGCGACGTAGGTCACACCGGTCTGGGTCGGGATCGTGACGACGTTGTCCTCCTCGGTCGGAGCCTGGACGGGGTCGACCAGGACAGCCGAGGCGGCCGCCTTCTTGATGACCAGAGCCGACTTCAGCTTGACCAGAGCGCCCGAAAGCCGGGTCTCGATCAGGTACTTCAGCTGGTTGTAGTCGATGTCGAAGTCGTCGAACATGGTGACGTTGCCACCGCGGTCGGTGCCGACGTTGTAGTCGCGCAGGTCGACCAGGATGCCGATCAGGTCGGGGAAGCCCTCGAACACCTCGACCGGAACGATCTTGGAGACACGAAGAGCGGTAGCGACCTCAGCCTCGCTCGCGTAGAGACGACGACCCAGGGTGTCCTTGGCGGTGAGGAGCTTCGCCAGGATGTGCTCCGAGCAGAAGAACTTCGGCGCGCCGGAGCCCCGGTAGTGGTGACGCTGCAGGGTGATCGCGTCGACGATGTCGTCGGCGGTGGAACCCTCGTCATCCAGGTTGACGTTGACCGTGGTGACGTACAGCTCGTGGTCGGTCAGGATCGGGCGGATGTGGTCCTCGTCGATCTTGTCCTCGTCACCGGCAGAACGGCCGTCGCCCACGAGGATCGCACGCGCGATTTCCTCCTCGAGCATGAGGCGCATCTCGGCCTTGACCCAGGCCACGACGTCGAAGTCGGTGATGTCCACGACATCGTCCCGCTCGAGCTTCTGCTTCTTGTAGATGGTCTGAGGAGTCGTGGTCCGCTTGGTGACCTTGAAGAACTCCTCCTTCTTGAGGTTGCCCTTGATGTAACCCTTGGCACGGGCCTCATCCGGCGTGATGTCAGCCATCACGGTCTTGATGCGGGCGAACGGCGTGTGGTGCGTACCGTCCATGACCTCAGCGACCCACTCGGTCCGACGCTTGAGGAACTCCGGCGTCTGGTTGATCGCCCGAGCGTCCGGGAACAGCACATCGATGTCCTCGATACCGTGGGACAGCGCGTACTGGTCGATGGCGTCCTTGAGCGAGCCCATGCGCTTCGCCTGCTGGAGGACGTCCTGCATGTCGCTGTGGGACAGCGTGGTGGAAGCCGTCGGGCGGCCGCCGGTGACCTGACCGGTCGAGTTCTGCTCAAACACGTTGCCGTGCTTCATGTCCTGGTCCTCCTGGTCGTTCGTGTTGTTGTCCTGGGTGGAGCTGTGAATCTCCTCCCCATCCTCTTCGTCGCTGTGCTCAGCGGAAGCGGAGTTGATCGCCTCGCCCAGCATGTAGTACACGACGTCCTTCTGCTCGGGGGAAAGAGTGTCGAAGACTTCCTTCACCGTCTTGTCAGCCATGTTCTCACCTTCGGTGTCAGTCTCGGCGTGCGAGATATCATCGGCGTTGTCGCCATCGGTATTGTCGTCGGTGGTCTCCGCCGAGTCATCGTCCGAGTTCTCGACCTCATCCTCCGAAGTGGAATCAGTCTCGTCTTCGTCATCTGCATGCACGAGAGTGAGACCTGAGTAGATGATCGCCTCATCTTCCAGCGCTTCGAGACCATCGCCGTGCTGGATGTGAATAGCATCGATGAGTGCCCCGGGGTTAGCACCTGCGTAAACAAGGCTAACCTCCTTGATGTCACCGAACTTAACATTCTGTCCATTCTTCTGCAGCCTATTGGCCCAGATAGACATAGACTCGATGTCCTTATGTGCGACAGCCAGCTTGGCCGACTGCGCTCGTGATGTACCGTTGAAGAATGCTCGAGCGTAAACCCCATCGGGTCGGTTCTCGAGAATCGCATGGCCCAGAACATTGTCCGGGTCATTGTGCGAGTGCATCCAAACGAGCGGAACCTTCTTACCGTCCTGATGCTTGAAGGCGTCCGGCAGAATAGTCAAACCATCTGCGCATCGAACATTGTGACGAGTAGCGTAACCGCTAAAATCTGGTTCCATTTTGAAGGCTCCCTCCTTTCTATGTAGCCTCAGTCGGAGTTGGCTCTGGAACAGGTTCCGGAACGGGACCAGGTGCGGGTTGAGGAACGTTACTGTTCCTAAGCTCGTCGGCCTTCGGGTCTGTAGAAGGCTTCATTCCGATGAAACCACGGAACTCGTTAGCACTGACAATCTCGTTACGAGTGAACTTGTCAGCGATCTCGGCAACCTGGCCAATCGGTACGAGCTTGAACGGGTCACGGAAGTACATTACCGACTGACCCTGAGTACGAGCAGTCTTGGAAAGGAACGACCGCTTGATCTCAAGCTGAAGAGCAGTGAGAATCGGCTCGATGGTTCGGTTCCAGTAGTTAAGCATGGTTGCCTCATCGGCAGTACCATTCATAACTTCTTCAGTGATACCCAGCTGACCGTAAAGCATCTTGGTCAGATACTCAATCGATGTGAGTAGATTGTTCTCTACTGCTCGGTTGAGCTGGACGACCTTCTCGGTGCCGTCAGTATAGGCAACGCCATACTTGGAACCGGAAAGCTGAACCTCGATGTCCTTCATTCGCTGTTCGGCCTGCTG